CGGCTTGCTCGGCTTGCACGCCGATTGCAGCCAGTCCGCTTTGCAACGTGCTCGTGCCAACGCCAGCCGCGCGCGCCGCTGCCGTCAACTGATCGGCAAGCTCGCCGATGATCGCCGGCTTCTCGCCGAACGTGTCAAGCACGCCTCCGAGCGCCTGAGTAGCAGTCGCAGCGTCTTGCGCGTTGGCCTTGGCGAATGCCAGCACGGTATTGAGCGAACCCACTGCTTCGGTTGCGCTGAACCCATCCTCTGCCATCAGCACCAGCGCCGCCGCAGCCTGATCGGCACTGACGCCGAGCGTCGATACTGCGGCTTGCACCGCTTCCTGCAACGCCACTTGCTCCGCTGCGGTTGCCTGCGTGATGTCGCTCACGCGCGCTAGTGCGGACTCAATATCAGCCGCGCCTTGCACGGCGTTGCCAATGGACGACGCCGCGCTGCCGATTAGCCCGAACGCTTTTGCGGCAAGCTCGGCGCCTTGGTTGAGCTTTGTCAGCGACGCGCCGACGCCTGACACGCCTTGCTGAATCTGCCCAAGCGTGCGCGTTACGCCATCGATCAGCGATAGCTTGATGGTCTCGTCGCGTGCCATCAGCGCTTGTCCAGTTCGCGGAAAATGCGCCGCGTCAGTTCCTCGCGCGCGCGGATGGATTGGCGGACCACGAAGCGCTCGGAAATCTCGCGATTGCGCAGCATTGCGGCCACGCTTGGGCCGTACAGGACCTTGATGGGCAGCCGCTCAGTGCCGACGCGCTTGAACGGAACGCCGCCGAACTTGGCTGGCGTGAAGCCCTTGCGGATCACCTGGCGCCGGCCGCGCAGGACTGCCGCCGAGTACCCTCGCTTGGTCTGCCGGCCTCCGAATGACTGCAGCGTCACGCCTTTGGCGCTGGCTGTGGTGATGATGTCGGTTCCGACTGCGCGCGCGGCCAGGCCCTCGTCCACGCGCTTCTGCGGCAGCCCGTAGACGGCCGTTATCTCGCGCTTTGCCTCCGTCTTGCTGGCGCGCGCGACAGACGAGGCCGCCTGAGCAAACACGCGCGGCGCATCCTGCGCGACAGCCTGCAGGCGCCGAGCAAGGTTTCCGATGCCGGCGGTGTCAGCTTTGATCACTGGCAACCCTCCGCATCATCCGCTCGCGCATCCTGGCGGGATCGAGCGCCGCCTCGGCGTCCTTTACCGCGGCACTTGCCGCAGCGATTTCAGCGTCGCTGATCCAGTCGGCGAACTCGTCCGCAATTGCGCCGAACGCCTCGCCTGCCTGCATCGCATAGACCGCATCCACGGACACGCCGCGCAACTGCGCGAGCAGCGGCACGGCAGCCACGAGCGGTTCGAGTGCGCGCAGGCTGGCCGGCATACGCAAGCCGGCCACGGCGAGAAGTTCGGCGAGGGTCACGGATCAGCTCCAGGGGATCTCGGTCGTGGCGCCGAAGGGCACGATGGCCGGCACATCGGCATCGCGCTTCAGGGCGCTGATCGTCAGCTGGAAGTTCTGCGGCTGGTCGGCGTTGACCCACTGGGAGGTGCCGTTGCCGGTGACCGTGCAGTAGGGCGCCACGAAGTTGAGCGGCGTGCCCTGGGCGGCCTGGCCGTCGAAGCGGCAGAAGTACTCCTGTTCCGCGGAGAGCGGGACCAGGCGCTGCAGCGTGTCAGCGGAGCGCTCGTAGGTGGCCAGCAGCGTGAGCTTGTAGCCGGACGGCATCCGCGCGATCGCCAGACTGACGTCGGCAGTGCTGCTGCCGACCAGCTCGATGCTCGCCGGGTCCAGACTGGCAACGAAGTCGTCGGTGACCGTCAGTGCCACGGGGCCCAGGTGCTTGATGGTGGCCGTGCCATCGGCCACGGTGCCGCCGCCGGTGGGGAATGACGGCGGGCTGGCGCCGGTGGTGCCCGCCACGGTGACCACGTAGGCCACGTTGCTAGCGGTGATGACATCGCCCACCGCCACCGCGGTGCTGTTGGCCCGGGCGGCGCCCTTGATCTCCAGCGAGGTGAAGCTGGTGATCTTGCGCACGCCTTCCGGGTTGGCCTGGGTGACGCCAAGCGCCCAGGAAGCGCCGCGGGTGGCACCGCGCAGTTCTTCGTCGGTCACCGTGCCAGACGCAACGGTGATCTCCTCCACCTCCGCACCCATGAAGAGGGCGAAGTTCTGGAGGGTCATGGACTCCATGGTAAGGGTGATCGTGTTGCTCTCGCTGGTCGTGAAAACCTTGTCCGTCTGGAAGCTGCCGGAGCGCGCTTCCTGGTGCTCGGACGTCTCGACCGTGCGTTCGAGCTCGATGGACGGGACGTTGCCCGGGTCGAAGAACCCGTGCGGGCCGGTGGAATCACGCGTGGCGATGCGGAAGACGCCGCCGCCCTTGACGTAGTTGGACTTTTTGGTGACGGCAGGCAGTGCCATGGTGATCTCCTTTTGGTTACAGCGCTTGGGATGGGTCGCCCCATGCCTCAATGTGAGTAATGTTGATTTGCGTTCTTACGCCAATGACGCCTCCACCAAGCCCTTCGCGGATTGGCTCCGTGCTAACAAGCTCAATGACACCAAGCCGCCCTTCTGGATCTGAGAGTGCGCCGCTATCGGTGGCAATGACTCGGCGGTGATCGGCCGCAATGCGATGGATTAGCGAGCCCGGCCGATCTCCGTCCTGCAGTCGCGCATACGTGTCAATCTGCACGCCGTGGGAAAGCGTGAATCGCCGGACTGCCCTCACAACCGGCGCATTGCTCGGCGTCGACAGGGCGAGTTCGCGCGTGTTGATCGTGCTGATCCAGGCCGAACCATCGGCAATCTCAACCCCAACCTCTTCGCGCCGGACATCAGATCCGGATTCCGTAAGCCAGCCATCGACAATGCGGACTGACTCCAAGAGGGCGGCAACTGCCTCAATAACCCGTTCGCCCAGTGTCGTACTCATGCGCCATCACCGCGCACAGGNNGCGCACGCCCACCACTGCATGCTGTCGTCACGCTCGCCGGTCCACTTCGTGAGGCGCCACGACCGGCCATCGTCGCCGATGACCGTACCGTTGGCCTCAACCGTGACCGTGGCGGCCTCGATCCCGATCTGGCGCGACCGCACGAATGCAGCCACGCCAGATTCAGGACTGCCGGCGTCGATCATCTGTTCCTCGTCAAAGAGGTAGGTGATCGCCGTTTCGACGCCATCGGGTGAGCGATACGTTCCCGCATCGCCCAGCCCGACGCCGGCAAAGGCCGGCAACGCCATTGCGTCGAATTGGCGTTGCCATGCGCGCATGCCCATTACGTCTTGGTCGCGTTGCCCGGCGTGAGCTTGATGGTGCAGGTCGTCTCATCGGCCGCGCCAGCGACCCACGCCACCGCGCCGCCCGTGATGTCGCCGGTCGCCGGGGTCGCCGCAGAGTCGTCGAACTTGCCGGCGGACACGTCCCAGATGAGCTTTTCGCCCTGCGTGAAAACGGCCGCCGTGACCTTCGGGACGCCCGAGAAGACGCCTTCGACCGCGACCGCGCCACTGCCGGTTGTCGCGGCAATGTCGGTCAACGCGATGCCGATGGTGTGGCCCATCACGACCACATCGCCGGCCGCGATGGCCGAGCCGCTGTTGGCGTAGGTGATGACCCCGCCTTCCTGCTGATACTTCGTCGTCATGTCTCAACTCCTGAAAATGGAAAGGGCGCCGAAGCGCCCTTGAATTGCCGGTTGCGCCCCTATCAGGAGCCGTTGCTGCGGACCAGGCCGCGCCAGTCGATGACCTTGGCCGCGAAGTCGAGCCGCGCCTTGACCTTGATGCCGTCGGTGTCGAAGTCCACCATCTGCTCCACATAGACGCCCTCGGCGCCTTCGAGATAGCAGTATTCGACCGTGTCGACCTGGCTCGAATCCGCGGCCATGTACCAGTGGGCCGCCGAGGTGGAATCAAGCAGGGCTTCCACGATGGGTTCGACAGCGGTCGCGCCGCCCGCGCGGAACTCGTTCACGCTGCCCGGGGTGCTCGGCGTGTAGTTCGCGCTGGTGAACTGGTACGCGGTCTGCTCCAGAGCCGCCGGCACGATGATGTAACGCGGCGTCAGGTTCAGGATCTCGGACGCCATGCCAGTCTGCTTGCGGAGCAGCTTGCGGGCGGCAGCAAGCGCCGCGGCAGCGTTGGTGGCGTCGAGCGCAGTGGTCGCGCCGGTGCTCAGGTTGCCGTGGCTGGCGTGGAACAGCGCAACGCCGTCCGACATGTTTCCGTTTGCGGTGAGCTGCTGGTAGACCAGCGAGTTCTCCAGGCGGCGCGCGGATCCTGCAAAGCCAGTGATGGCGCGGTCGAACGCGCGCATATCGTCGTTCACGATCATCTCG